GTGCTGACATGTCAAAGTCGACTCGCTGAGCAGATTAAAGGCCATAGTTTTAATATGGCAGTTAGTGCTGCGGAAGGCAAGAAGACCGTAAACATGGTAGTAGACGCGTTAGCATCCGTAGGTGGTGCGTTACTCGATTTGAAACGTGGCAGGTTTGAATCTGCTGCGCGACGCTTCGGGGTTAATCGACGTCCGTCAAAGTTAGATCATAAAGATCTAGCCGGACGCTGGTTAGAGTTGCAATACGGCTGGCTACCTTTACTTGGCGACGTTTACGAAGCATCTAAAGCTTATGAAGAATTAACTCAAAAGCCTAGGAAGCAACGTTTTCGCGGTCAATTAAAGAAAACCGGCACGGTTGATACGTCTATGTCTCCGTCCAATTGGACAGGGGCATGTAATTACAAGGCGATGATAAACATTACTGCTGAATTGCAGGAAAGTTTATCTGCACCTCGCTCTTTAGGTTTGACCGATCCGCTTTCCGTTGCTTGGGAATTAATACCCTATAGCTTCGTTGTGGACTGGTTTATTCCTATTGGTAGTTACTTGGAGACTTTAAATGTTCTCCATGGGCTTCAAGGTCGCTTCCTTACTTCAAAAATCGTAACATTCAATTATAGTGGCATTCCGAAGAATGCTGTCTATGACGGATGTACGGCTAATGGAGGTGGAGTGAACTATGAACGTGCCGTTTCGACTGGTTTAACAGTTGGAATGCCGGGAGTAAACTCCTTGCCTGATGCTATGAGTCCCAAGAGAATCTGGAACGCAATAGCACTAGCAGCTCAACGCTTTAAGTAATACTTGGTCGAAACTATTATTAACTTTTCTTTTAAGAGGCTATCATGCCAACAATGACAAATATTTTAGTCAAAGATGACGCAACTACTCCTAAAGAGTGGACCTTAATACCAATTACCGATAATCCGTTTCCTCAATGGAGAGCGAATGACGCCGCGATACAAATCGAAGGCCAACCTCGTTTCTCCGAAATTGTTGAGAAATTGAAAAATGGTAATTATAAGGTTACTGCGAAGTTAGAATTGCCCGTAATGGAAACATTGGGTGCTTCTGGCGCATCCGCTGGGTATGTTGCTCCTCCAAAAGTGGCTTACGTCACGACAACCATCTTCACGATGTTTGTTGATCGACGTTCAACCATTGCGGATAGAGCAAATGCCTATCGGATGATGGTCGGTATTTTGCAAGGTGCATCGGCTACAACAGCAACCGGAACTCTCGCCAACAATGTAGCTGGCGATGTCTGGAAGAATGATGTCCGACCTGTACCTTTCACATTTACCGCCCTCGTCACACCTAGCTAATTTCTTTAGTTAGGTGTTCTCTTCGACCTGGTACTTTAGGTATCAGTATTTACCATAGAGGTAATTATGAGTTTTACAAAGAGAAGAAGTCCTAGTGATTCCTTATGTTTAATTAGGCAACTTGCACTGGAATGTGCCAAACGCGGAGGTCCTCTATCGAAACAGCTAAATCAGCTGCTAGTTGAGGATGACTTTCTAGGGGTAATCGACTTTAAGTTCGATTATTCCTTAGAATTTACTCGTGATGATTTCATATATGCTCGCCAAATACAGGCTCTTGTTTCCAAACAAGATTTTCTGGACCTTGGTATAGATAAAGAAAAAGTCGCATTAGATCTCTTCGTGAAAGCAGAAGAAAAATGTCGTGAGACGAATATCCGTCTTAGTAATCCCTCATCAGCAAACGCTGACGTTAGCGCAATATATCATTACGCTATTCGTAAAATTGAAAGGATTCTAGGAGATGTTCCGTCTCTCGACGCTTTAGATTTTTCTTTCGGACCAGGAGCAACAACTAACGTTAAAAGGACGCGGTCTCACCCTAGGGTGAAACTTGAAGTCCAGCTTATGTGTAGTACAAATATGGTTCCCTACCTGAGCGAGTATCTCAAAGAGATACCTCTCTGGGCCGACTACCATACGAAAGATGAAAAACTTTCGGTAGAGGTCGATGTAGGAAAACTTGTTTTTGTACCAAAAACTTCAAAAACGCTTCGCTCAATATGTGTGGAGCCAATACTTAATGGATTTTTCCAAAAAGGTGTTGGCACATATCTAAAAAAGCGGTTAAAGCGTGCTGGAGTTGATCTATCCGATCAAACTCGTAATCGTGATTTGGCTAAGAAAGGATCTGAATCAGGTAGTCTTGCGACTATAGATTTAGCATCCGCATCTGATACCGTGTCACGTGAGTTGGTTTGGCAATTGCTGCCGTTTGAATGGGCATCCTTATTGGATTCCATGCGGACTGCTACGGTTCGCCTACCAGATGGTAAGGAGATTAACCTTGAAAAGTTTTCGAGTATGGGTAATTCTTATACTTTCGAACTTGAGTCCTTGATTTTTTACGGGCTCACCTGGGCAACTTGTTATCATCTCGGTATAGATACTGAGGATGTGTCAGTGTTCGGTGACGATATTATCGTTCCGACCCAAGCGGTTACTCTGTTAAAAGACGTATTGGAATACAGTGGATTCGAAGTTAATTCTTCGAAGTCATTTATGTCCGGTCCGTTCAGAGAATCGTGTGGGGCTGACTACCTTAGAGGTGTTGATATTCGACCATTTTACCTAAAGGAATCGGTAAGTGTTCGATACCTCTTCGTGATGCACAATTGGTTTTATCGCAATTTCGAGTTCGCGTTAGCGAAGATCGTTAAAGCGATGATCCCAAACAGCTTCATCTTAACCGGTCCTGATGGCTACGGTGACGGTCACCTTATTGGTGACTTTCATCTGCAACCTCTGAGTCGGAAAAAGAAAAGAGCTGGTTACGAGGGTGGTTCTTTTGAAACATGGGTTGCTAAACCGCGACACCTTAAATGGCTGTTGCGGGAGCATGACCATACATCGTATCCAACGTATTGCGTTTATGCTCTTTCCTCGGAAGAGGAGCGAGAGCATGATGTGATTCCTGGATATGATGTCTTTTCAAAGGTATCAATCTACACGTCTCTTGGAAGAATCTTCCAAGAGAAGCGCGGTTGACTTTAAAAAGTTAACCAACGGGGGTAACACCCCCTAACCATGGTC